AGGTTTTGAGAAATAATATGCAAGAAAACAATCTCGCAAAAATCACATATGGAATGGATTGTCCCGCTGATTGTTTTGTGGCAGGACTTTCGATGAGTGCAAAAGGCAGCAATTTTGTTTTGAATTTCATGGATAATGTTGTGGAAATAAATTCGCCACTTGTGGGGAAATATAATGTTGAAAACATCATGGCAGCGTTTTGTGCTTGCTCCATGCTTGGTGTTCCGTTTGAAGAAACAAAGGACGCGATTGCTTCGTTTGCGGGAGTTGAAGGGAGATTTAATGTGTTTTCATCAAGTCGCGGCTTTGATGTTGTCATTGACTATGCGCACACCCCCGACGGACTTCAAAATGTTTTGAGAACAGCAAGCGGACTCACAAGCGGACGCCTCATTTTGGTGTTTGGTTGTGGCGGTGGACGAGAAAGACAACTTACAAATGTTTATTTCTGATTATTATGAGAAAAGATGACAAATATAACAAGACGTTGCTCAACGCAATTATTTCAGGAACACCCATTCCGGCTAAGAAAGCAAAGGAGATAGCGCAAAGCGGATTGTCTGAAAGCCAGATACAGCAATCGTGCATAAGGTGGTTTCAATTTACTCACCCTCAACTTTGGAAAGATGGTGTTCTGTTTCATGTTGCTAATGAGCGCAAATGCACACAATGGCAAGGAAAGAAACTTAAACTTGAAGGTGTCGTAAAAGGAGTTGCCGACTTGTGTTTATCTGTATCAAGGCACGGATTTAACGCATTGTACATTGAAATGAAAAAGCCGGGGAACTATCAATCCAAAGAGCAAAAGGAATGGCAGTCAGGCGTAGAGAAACACGGCAATAAGTATGCCGTGTGTAAATCACTTGACGAATTTGAAAAATTGATAACAGAATATTTGAGAGAGTAATATGTATAAGTCTGGGATAATATTGAACAAGTCGTTTTTGAGTTTTGAGTGGATTAGTTCGCCTGAAACTGTCAGTCTGTATATCTACCTACTGCTTGATGCAAATTCTGGTTGTGATGTCGTTTTCGGGCATAATCTGTATAGAGGACAAACAATGATACTTCGCAGTACGCTGATGAGAGACCTCGGCATTTCTTCCCAAAGGCTATCAACAGCGATGCGTAGGCTGAAAGATAGTGGGTGTATAACAATAGGTAAAGTTCGCAAGTATTATCTCATCACCTTAAATAAATATGATGATTATGCGACACCGACAAAATAGATACCATTATGAAATCAGGCTGGCTAAAAATATATAGATCCATAGTCGATTGGGAATGGTTCAGTGAACACGATATGACAACGTTCTTTATCTGGTGTTTGTGCAATGCCAATGTTGATGGTCGAATGTGGAGAGGTGTCTATATCAAGCCAGGACAACTTGTTGTATCACGTTCTACCGTGTGCAAGGAACTTGGCATATCTGAAAGACGGTACAGAACTATCATTTCAAGATTTGCCAAATCCGGAGAAATCACGGTGAAACCACAAGGAGCTTTCTCTATACTCACAATTGTTAATTGGGAAATATATCAAGAAGATACTAATACTGAAGATGTATCAATTGAAAACACCACCCCTCCCCAACCAGACAGATGCGATGAAAAGACGGAAATCAAACGAGAACCCTCTAACAGTCTGTTCACACAAGAAGAAATACTCGTATCAGAAAAGCCAACTCCCAAAGTGCCAGAATTGGATTGCTCATTTGTCGTGAAGTTGTTCAATGACAGATGCAAGGGCTTTCCGAAGATTGTAAAACTCACAGAAAAACGTAAGAAAGTTATACGGATATGGTTTGATGATATAGGCGGAACGTATGATAAAGTCCAAGAGATTTTTGACAGAGCGCAATCGTCATCATTCCTACGAGGTGATAACAACCGTGCTTGGAGTGCAGATTTCGATTGGATAATACACAAATCAAACTGGGTTAAAATACTTGAAGGCAAGTATGATGACAAGAAAACATTAACACAGAATAATTATGAAACCAAACAAAGCGATAGATACGCTAAGCGTAGAGGAGCTGATTCATCGGCTCGGAGTGCGGAAGATTATACCGACACGATTTAGTATTGATTTGCCATTTGCCCAAGTCGCCAATGCGTTATATGCTTCCTATGTGGCAGAGGTGAGAAGAAGGCACAAAGAAATGGTTCTTGACGATGCTACGAAAGAACATATTAGAATAGCGGCGGAATGGTTGTGCGACAAAAACGGAAAGTTCGGATTTATGATGACTGGTTTGTATGGAAACGGCAAAACGACCTTGATGTACGCGATGTGCAACCTCATAAACTATCTATATGATGCGAGTTCTTCATCAGAACGAATTTCAATTACAATCAAGAATGCAAAGGATATAGCAAAGATGGCTGTAGATAAAGGTAAAGAGAATTTATATCTTAATTTGTTTAACGAGGAGCTTCTTGCCATTGATGAAGTCGGAGAAGAACCGGCAGAGATTATCTCATACGGAATGGTATATACCCCAATCAGAGATTTGCTTGAAGAAAGGTACAACCGTCAAAAACTCACAATCATCACAACAAACTTAGTCCAGAGCGAAAAGAAACAGTTATTCCAAATAAGAGACCATTATGGAGAGCGTGTTGTTGATAGGTTTAGGGAAATGATGAAGATTGTTCCATTTCATAATAATTCGTACCGTCCTAAATGAGAACCCCCCCTCTAAAATTGCATCAAAGATAATGCAAAAAATTGCGTAACTACTTGAAAATAAATTGATTAACGCTTTGTAGATCAAATAATTATCGCTAACTTTGAATATCCAAAATAACAAACTAATTAAAAAGAAAAAGATATGAACTCAGAAGTTAAAGCAAGATTTTCAGAAAAGATAGAAGCAATCAAAAAGATTCGTATGGAGTTAATCAATGACTACTATGCAGTCGCTTCCATTTATGACACAACAGATAGACAGATAAAAGAACTTATGCGTAATCCTACTGCTGACGAAAAAGAAGAAGATGAGCTTTGGAACAAAAGGCAAGAAGCAAGAACCACTGCTTGTGGCATTCAATCAGCAATCAACAACCTCGGTGATGCCCTATGCCGAATGGGTGAAAACGTAGAAACATTTTGGGGCAAATAATAAAGTCTGCCCATATGCAAATAAGATTTAATTAGAATGGACGAAATCGTAAACAAAACAACAGCACCTCCCAAAGTAAAGTACAAAATAGAAGTGCTTGAAACACTTAAAAAAGTAGTGGAAGTTGAACTTCCTCTTGGAAGCGACAATGAAGCTCGGCAGAAAGTTATGGATATGTACTATAACGAAGAAATTGTCCTGTCTGCTGACGATTATTACGAAACAGAGTTCTACTTCTTAGGTAGAACTGAAGATAATAAACAACCTAAACTCAAAAAGTAATTATGGAAATGTTCAAGACATTGAATGAAATGCTTGGCGATGGTTCTACATTAACTATCACCATAGCGAAGAGAGGAGAAGAACTTATCGTAAGTGTTCTTCCCGGCAACAACCTCGTGAAAGATACCGCAAAGGGTAAAATCATTCCTCTTAACCTTTCAGGAACGGCAGAAGACCTTGACAATGGTTTTCTTGGTGCAATAACTGCTCCAATAGCCAAGAGTTGCGAATTGCTTTCCAATATGGCTTTGTATGAAAAGGCGCAAGAAGAAGCCAAAGCAAAGTCAAAAATGGAAGCCGACAAAAAGGCTGCTGAAGAAAAGAAGAAAAAGGAAATGAACGAGTGGGTATCACTTGCAAAACAGAACCTCAAAGAAGAAAAGTTCAGAGATGCTTTGACCTGCATCACAAACGCACGAAAAGTTGCATCAGACAAAGACACATCTACTCTTGACAAACTCGAAGCCGAGGTTGCCAAGATGTCTGGCGTAGGAACAATGTTTGGTGCAGTGGAAGACAAGTCTGACGGGAAGAACGTGAAACTCGGCAAGGCAAAAGAGACCAAGCAGGAAACAACAGACGATGAGGAAGGAGGTGAAGAATAATGGCACTGAATGTAATGGTATTCCCTCGTGTGTTCAAACACCGAGAATTACTCCTCACAGACCCGAATAGTGATATGACGCCAGATGAAGTAATGGCATATTACTCCAATCAATATCCGGAACTCACAACGAGCAATGTTTTTGGTCCTACTATTGAAAACGACCAAGCAGTATATGAGTTCAAGAGTACGGTAGGGAAAAAAGGATGAAAGATAAAACAAAGGCTTCAAAAGAATGGAAGTTGTTACAGCAAATAGGTCGGCTACTCTTGGAAGAACAAAACAGAAACGAAACACATCGTGTGATGGAAAGACCTCAAAGAGTATTGCGCAAAAAGCATTGCAACGTTCCTTTCTGAGCCATAGATTTGACGAGCTTCCCATTTTCAACGACCTCACATTTAGTGAGTATGGTATTTCGCTTAAAAAAGAAGATGGGAAGTCTCGTCTTATTCTTGGTGATGAAAGCATCGATGTCAAGTCAAACATTGACCGACTGCAACAATGTGCGAACTCCTATTGCAAAGCGCACAACTCGTTTTGTGCAGAAGTTCCACAAGGGCATCCGTTTGAACAAATTCAGCATTTATATAAAGCCGTAAAAAGTTGTTGTCCTGCAAACCACGAGATAGTTATCAATTTTGATTATGACCGCAACGAACTTGTGTTTGTTGAATATGCTCTATGCGACTACCCTCAATATACTTGCGCTTTTGTTCCTGTAAAGTTTATTGAACGTATGGTTCAACCATACCGAACATTTTTCTGCGAGTTCGTTTCGCTGATTCGTGCAACAATGGGAATGGCTTTCCCGGAAGATCATTACGATTTTGCCTTTTCTCTCGGCATCATTGACGACTTTGATTATGTGGATAAAGACGAAAGAGACGATGAATATGAAAAGTTTGCGCTGCGGTACATAAAAGGTGATATAAAGTCTCTGTTTGACGAGATAGAATCATCTTCTTGGCAAGAACTGGTTGAAGCGTATCGATGCAATTATAACAGGATTTGTTCTCTAATAAGCAATGCACCAAATAAAGAACTTGCAGAATTGGTAAAAGTTGCCATTGAGGGTATAGAACTGATGGCTGATGAGAACATTCTCTATTATCGCCACAGCCTAAATCAATGCAATTTGGAAGTTTTTAATGTCGATGAGGATTATTATGAAGATAAACTTTCAATAGACAGACTATGCGCCATTTGTTATGGGGACGAGGATAATGACCCTATTGTGAACAGTGTTATTGACATACTAAACAATAGTGGTTATGATTACTACCCAGAGACATTATATGATGAGAACTTGATAACGCCAAATTACGACAAACCATTTATAGGTTCTGATTTTCCCAATAGATGGTTTGAGTATATGGCAAAGTACAATCAAGCACGTTGGAATTATGAACAAACTTACGAGATTGATAAATGATGTGTATAAGCCTAAGATGGCTGTTGTTGTATATGAATGTACCGACAGCGATGTAGGCTTGTACCTTGAACGCAGAGATATTGTCAATGGGCAAATGTCCTCCGGCTCTCCATTGACTAAGAAATGTATTGCTGATATTATGAATGTCATTGCTGTTGATGATGAGAACTTTGATTATGGCATTCACGGAGCAATTCCCCCCAATCTTTTATATGCAGACACAACACCGGGGCATACAAAATTGGTCTGGTACAACCCTCCACAATCAAGGCAAGTGTACTTCATTCAGTCATTAGGTATTCCGAATGGAGTTATGTCAGTACCAGGACTGGTGTATGTGGCAGACAATGGAAAATTAAGTATTCTGGCTTTCAAAGGGAATAAGCCCAAAGGAAAATTGTACAAAGCACCGTTTATGAATGTATCTGAAACTGGCGTTTGTCTTGGCAATTCCAAGGTGGAAGCACCCAAACAATCCACTTTTGACAATTTGATATGCTATTGGGAGAAGATGTTTTGGATGTCGGAGTTCTCCCATATACTTGATACCAATCCAATAAACGGGAATTTGGTAACGCTGACGAAGCATTTGATTGAAAGTGGAAGCAAGTTTCCCAATGAAGTCCTTATTCCGAGTATTCATACATTAAAGAGCATACTACAATGAAACGACATTTCACACAAAATTATCTACTAAACCCTCAACACCGCCTTTCTGTGGCTGTTATAGGAGCAGGAGGAACCGGAAGTCAAGTGATGACCGAATTGGCAAGAATTGATTATGCTTTATACAAACTTGGGCATCCGGGCATCCACGTTACGTTGTATGACGATGATGTGGTAACAGAAGCAAACATTGGCAGGCAGTTGTTCAGCCTTTCAGATATAGGCTTATCAAAGTCAATGGTTCTGATTGACCGAATAAACTCTTTCTTCGGAGTTGATTGGAAAAGTTGCAGAGAACGTTATCCCCTCAATAATGTGGATACATACAATATCACAATCACTTGTGTTGATAATGTAAACTCCAGAATCTCCATAGGCGAATACATTCGTTCTTATTGTGGCAATGATGATATGCGAACTCCATACTACTGGATAGACTGCGGAAATCAGACAGACCGAGGTCAGGTGGTACTTGGTACAATCCCAAACATCAATCAACCCAAAAGCGACAGCGTTGAAGCCGTAGGCTCTCTTAAATGTGTTGATGAGTTGTTTGACCTCACACAGGTAGATGAAAAAGATAGCGGTCCGTCCTGTTCGCTTGCTGAAGCATTGTCAAAGCAAGATTTGTTTATAAATTCTATGATAGCGCAAGTCTGCTGCAATTTGTTATGGAAGTTGATAACAGAGGGTGGCATTGATTATCATGGTGCATTTGTCAATTTGAAATCAATGAATATTAATCCGATAAAACTTTGACAGTCAGAAAAATAACGTTGCAAAATATTGCATATCTCACTTAAAATCACTAACTTTACATATAGCAAAATCATTAAAAGTAAACAAGTATGAATGCTCTTGATATATACAAAAGACCGTTTAGAACAGACGGAGTATTCATTTGGACATCAAATGATGTTATGGCTCTGATGGTCGCTGACTGCATAAATAATCCGGAAAGGTTGATGGAACGGACTTGTCAAATCATAAATGGAGAAAGCAAGTCCGTTGGCAATCCAAACATCACCTATTCCAACGGAGATATTTATAATGGCGCAAATCTGCTAATGGTAGTTCGAGGTTTCGGACATCTTACAGGTGCCGGTGGATTAAACCTTCCGGTAGAAAATGCCATCAAAATTCAAGATGAGTTTGGTGAATATATCTGTAAACTTCTTAGAAACGAACAATAATGAAGAAAGTACTCAATATCATAAAGGCTGTGTGGTGGAACGCCCTACTACTCCTCTATCTCGTTTTATTTGGAGGAATAATAGCCCTAACATACATTCTTCCAAGGAAGTTGCCTTTTATGAAAAAGAAGTAAGTATCAATATGCAAATAAGTATTTAACTAAATCCAAAAGAAAGAAATGAAAACAAAGAAAGTAACAGTTAGAAGAAGTCGGCTTGGAAAAGCCTTGATTTGGCTTCAGATGATAATCGTATCTCCGATACTCGCCATTGCAGTCTTTATGTCGCTTATGGGAGAGTTTGTAATCTCCACTTGGAGTAAGTACCGCAATTGGTTTATTAGACAATTCTAACTGGTATGTTGTACGAAAAAATATCCTCGCTGCTATCTTCATTAAGAAGCACGCATAAAGAGAATAACGAGCGCAAGGAATTGTCTTATATCAACTCTCAATTCCAAGTTACAGAAATGAATGGCAGTATGTACCTTACCTGCAATGATGTTCCTTTTCACAAACTTGATTTTGGCATATCTGTAAGTGAGGTTATCTCAAAATTAAATGAAGCTCGTTCATCAGCGATAGAATACAGAAAATCGGGACAAAATAACAGAAACAGCGTTGTTGGCGAAACCGTATAAATCAAAAGCAGACCAGCCCTCACGGGTTAGTCTGCTCATATGCAAATAAGATTTAATTCCTAAACCCAAAAGATGACCTCAGAAGAGGATTTTGGACGTTGGATATTAAACTTGATACAAAGGTACGAAAATTTCCCGACATAGCCAATCTGTTGAACCATAAATGATAATGAATAGATTTAATATTGCTATTTGAGATTTGTAAAACGCAATAATCCGCAATGATATTATATAATCATAATTTGCATAAATGATAATTATTGATTAACTTTGCAATAGAAACAAAGATAATATGGTAAGAGAAAGGTTAAGAACAGAGATTGAAGCATCGGAATATTCCCAACATTCATTCAGCAGGATAATAGGAGTAACCACTCCGAACTTGAACGCTTTCTTAAAAGGCACAAGGTCACTACCGTATAAGAAATTCATAGTAGCCCTTGACGAGTTGAATTTAACAGTTGGCCCCAAAGCCTCAGGCGCATCAATAATTCCACCAGTAGAACTTCCGGTTATCTTTCGTCAAGCGATAGAAAATGCAGGAATGAAGATTAAAGATGTAGCCGAAGAATCAAAGATAGATTTGGCTGGTCTTTCTACATTCTTAAATGGTTCTCGTACAATGCCAATAAAGAATATTGAAAAGTTGATGAATACTCTTGATTACGACTTCGTGAAGTTCATAAAGCCTAAGTGCAAAAAGACTGCTTGAACTAACTACACACAATACAATTCATCAGATATGAAGTAATGGCGCTTAACTGCGCCATTTGTCGCAGAGAGTTTCATTCAATGCAACCTTTCAGACCTGAATACAGCAGATATAAATCAACAGCATAACGAAAGTTTTTACCGCCCCAAATGTCGCATAAAAAAATGGAAGAACATAAAGAGCAAGTTGAAGACAACCGCTACAACAATATTCCCTTTGAGAAGGTCGTGGCAGTTTATAAGAAATCGGCCGGCAATCTTAGTTTGTGTGCCGAATCATTGAATATTGACAGAAAGACGCTTGACAGGTGGCGCAAACGCTATCCGGAGTTACATAATATGATGTGTGATGTAGAAGAAGGGTTAATAGACCTTTGTGAAACCAAGTTGATGCAACAAATCAATGAGGGCAACCTGACTGCAATTATATTCTTCTTAAAGACGAAAGGCAAGCAGCGTGGCTATATCGAAGGACAGATAATTAATGCCAACATCACCACAAACAAATCTATGAGCCAGGAAGAAGCATCGGAGTTTATCAAAGGTCTTGAAGAAACGTACTAAATGCTATGGAGTATCGTTCAGATGATTTGCTACGCAGTTGGTTGCTCGCTGACTCTCTCAACTTCACTCGTTATTTCTTTCACTCGCAGAATAACGGAAAGAGGTTTGTAGTAGGTAGGCATCACAGACTGATATGCGATAAATTGAACGATGTACTTCGTGGTGAAGTTAAACGATTACTGATTAACATAGCACCTCGCTACAGCAAGGCTATCGATGTAGCAACCCCAATTTTGACAACCGTTGGATTTAAGCGTGCTGATGAAATTTCTGTCGGTGATTATATGTTCGGTCGAAATGGAAACCCCACGAAAGTTCTTGGTGTATATCCTCAAGGTGTAACCGATGCTTACAAAGTAACATTCTCTGATGGCACGTCCCTTATAACCAGTGGAGAACACTTGTGGGCTCTGAATCATAAGTATTTAAGTCGAAAGAACAATTTCCAGTTCAAAGAAATTAGGCAGACGCAAGAACTTGTAGGCACGCTCTATTCACGTGATGGACATAAATTGTGGCACATTCCCTCAACCTATGGCATAGAGCCTATTGAAAAGCAACATTTGGAAATAGACCCTTATTTGCTTGGTTGTTGGCTTGGCGATGGAAGCTCATACAAAGCAGAAATATGCACAATGGATAGAGAGGTGGTGTCAGCCTTTAATAAACAAGGATATGGTATTACGATAAGAAAACATCAGAATGCTGGCAAAGCTACCGAATATGGAATAACTGGTGGGTTGCATGTTGCGCTCAAGAGTCTTGGACTATTTGGTAACAAGCATATTCCGCCAAAATATTTCATAGCAAGTAAAGAAGAACGATTGGCATTGCTTAGGGGGCTATGTGATACTGATGGCACATGCAATAGGCATAATGGTCAGGTAACATATCGCAGCACAAACCCCAAATTAAGACGAGATGTAAAGACATTGCTCGCCACTCTTGGGTATTTTTACACTGAATACAAAAGTACTCTTTTGATTAGAGCTAAGGAATGTCCATTCACATTACCACGACAGGTGAAGAACTGGAAACCTTTAACCAAGAAGCATTTTACCAAACGCTTTATAGCAAGTATAGAAAAAGTTGAAGACAGAGAGACTATATGTTTTACGGTAGATTCGGAAGACCACTTGTATTGCGCTGGAAAAGATATGATTGTAACGCATAACACCGAAATTGCCGTAAAGAACTTCATTGCAATGGGGTTTGCAATCAATCCGGCTGCAAAATTTATTCATCTATCCTATTCAGGATTGCTTGCACTTGACAATTCGGTCGCAGTGAAAAATATCATCAACTCGCAAGAGTATCAAAATTTGTTTGATGTGCAGATTGGCAGAAGTTCAGATACCAAAACACGTTGGGACACATATCAAGGTGGCGGTTTGTATGCCACATCATCACTCGGTCAGGTAACTGGTTTCGGTGCAGGTTCTGTAGGCAATGAGGACAATAGTTTTGAGTTCGGTGGCGCAATCATCATTGACGACCCAATCAAGCCTGATATGGCATTGAATGACAACGCACGAGAATCGGTTAATCAGCACTTTGAAACAACAATACGTAACCGCGTCAATTCCCGTGAAACACCAATCATCATTATTATGCAAAGATTGCACGAACACGACCTATGTGGCTATCTGCAAGAGATAGAGCCGAATGAATGGGAAGTGCTAAGCATTCCGTGTATCTACTATGATGAAGAAGGAAACGAGCAACCACTATGGCCATTCAAACATACTCTTGAAGAACTCCGCAAGATAGAAGCAGCCAATCAGTATGTGTTTGATACTCAGTATATGCAGAATCCTCAACCGCTTGAGGGCTTGATGTACTCTACTTTGAGGACATACGATGCTCTGCCAATGGAGCCGGGCATACGAAAGAACTATACAGATACTGCCGATACTGGTTCTGACTTCTTGTGCTCAATTTGCTATTTGGAAACCAAAGGCGGTATGTACGTTACAGATGTCTTATATACAGACAAGCCAATGGAGTTCACAGAACCCAAGACTGCCGAAATGCTGTTGAAAAACCAAACTACATACGTTAAGGTTGAAAGCAACAATGGTGGTCGTGGATTTGCACGCAATGTTGAAAGGTCGGTTAGATATGCTGGTGGAACTGCTGCAAACAGAATGAGGTTTGTAACGTTTAGCCAAGGTCTGAACAAGAATGTACGCATCTTCAGCCATTCTGCCGAAGTTCAAAATCTCATCTTCTTTCCCTCTGATTGGGAGCGTAGATGGTCTCAATTTGCAAGAGCGGTGAAAGGATATAGAAAGGTAGGCAAGAATGCTCACGATGATGCACCAGATGTGCTAACAGGAATGGTAGAGAACTTCCATAATGGCGCAAATGATGCGATAAAGCCCACGGTCTATAAGTATGGGATTGAAAGGAAGTAATTGCTGACCGAGAGCGTTCATCTTGTTAGATTTTCGTAAATAATATAACATCAAGATAATCAGTAAATTTGAATATGATAATTCCCGATATATATACCCACAATGTTAGAGTAACCTCTTATGGAGAGTTCCTTGTTTTGGCGCAATGTTGCAAAGCAGAACATCAAATGGAGTTGATGGAAACGTTGTCCCACGCAAAGAAGCCAGATGTCATTTGTGGCAAAGAGGTTATGCCAAATTTGAATATGATAAGTTATGGCAAACTTGATGACCTTAGTCGTATTGGGAGTACAGATGATCCCGGAACAAAAGTTCTTAACATTCTTCTTGACATTGACCCCGTTGATGCATATGAGGTAAATGTGTTTGATGTGTTCGGCTTCCTCAACTTTGTGAAGGAAGAAGTTTTGCGTATCAACACTCTGTTTTCAAACATAAAGGTGTCTCACACTTCAGAAGAAATAGCAGCAGGTATAGAGAACCTCAATTTCGGAACGTTTGGCGTTGTTGATTGGTATGCAAGACGAATGGGTATAACAAACCACGATGATGTTTACGCCATTCCTTGGATTCGCATTTACACTTGTATGAAGAACGACAACGAGAAAAGCGAGTATGAATCAAGATTGCACAAACAGTATATGAACAAAATCAAAATAATATAAGAACAGTAATAGAAATAACTGGAGTAGAAAAAATTGTAATAGAGAATTCCGAAACAAGTAATGGATTAAAATCGAATTTACAGTTTTCTTCAATAAATACGGATGAAATAAAAGAATATGATATAAAATTGACAAAAAATAGTGGAGATAATCAAGAAGATATTAATGTGACAGCAGATATAACAAAAGGAGAAGAACAATATACATTGAGCTTTTTAAGTAATGTAAAAGCTACAGATGCAAGCATTAAATGGGATGCATCTATAAACTATAAGAAAGATATAATAAATTCATCGATTATATTAGAAAATACTACAACAATGGGAAATGATTTTGAAAAAAAACAAACTTTATCAGAGGAAAACAATTTTGTGTTAAATGATGCTGATGAGAGTGTTAGGAAAAATATTATAGAGCAATTAAAAGAAAGAGTTCCAGAGAAAGCTCAAACTAGAGTGGATTTATTAAAACAAGCTTTAGGATTTGATACTGAGGAAGATAATAATAAGACTATTCCGGAAAGTGAAATGACACAAATAGATATAAATAAATTTAATGCTAAATTTGAATTTTTCTCAGGAGATGAGGTAAGCTATGAAAATGTAAATACACTATTGCAAATAGTTAAAGATAATTTGGGAAGCTTTGAAATTAATGAGATTGAAGATCCGGAAAAAACTAATAATGATAAAGATGATGTAAAATA